TTCAAACGCGTTAGATAAAGGTGGAAACAACTTCAAAAAGTTATACTATAATTCAGACGTTACAAAAAGAAATCGTAACGGACAAACTTCTTCTGGACTCTATTCTATGTTCATCCCTATGGAATGGAACTACGAAGGATTCATGGATTCTTACGGATCACCTGTTTTCGTTAGAGAAGAAGATACAATCAAAGGAGTTGACGGTTTTGAAATTACAACAGGCGTTATTGAACACTGGGAAAACGAAGTTGAAGGCTTAAAGTCTGATCAAGACAGTTTAAATGAATATTATAGACAATTTCCAAGAACTGAACAACACGCTTTTAGAGATGAGTCTAAAGATAGTTTATTTAACTTAACTAAACTTTATCAACAAATAGATTACAATGCTGAATTAAATAACCAAGCTAGCATTACTAGAGGTTCTTTTTATTGGCAGAATGGTATAAAAGACACTAAAGTTGTTTTTTCACCAAATAAAGACGGTAGGTTTTTAATTTCATGGGTGCCGCCTATTAAAATGCAAAATAATACTATTATAAAAAATGGTATAAAACACCCAGGCAATGATCATGTTGGTGCATTTGGGTGTGATAGTCATGACATAAGCGGTACTGTAGACGGTAGAGGATCAAATGGAGCTCTGCATGGTTTAACTAAGTTTAGTATGGAGGAAGCGCCTCCTAATAAGTTTTTTTTAGAATATATATCAAGACCTCAAACGGCTGAAATATTTTTTGAAGATGTTTTAATGGCTTTAGTTTTTTATGGTATGCCAATACTGGCTGAAAATAATAAGCCTAGGTTATTGTATTATTTAAAACGTAGAGGATACAGAGGTTTTAGTATGAACCGCCCTGATAAGTTAATAAATAAATTATCTACAACAGAAAAAGAAATTGGTGGAATACCTAATTCCAGTGAAGATATAAAGCAAGCTCATGCAGCCGCTATTGAGTCTTATATACAAGACTATGTTGGTGAATTGGAAAATGGATATGGTGATATGTATTTTCAAGAAACATTAGAAGACTGGTCTAAGTTTAATATAAACAATAGAACAAAGCATGATGCTACTATAAGTTCTGGCCTAGCAATTATGGCTTGCAATAAAAATAGATATAGACCTAATTTTCAAAAAAATATGAAACCTGTTAAACTTGGTTTTAAAAAATATAACAACGAAGGGCATATTTCAAAATTAATAAAATAAGTAAATGATTTATACTACTAATAACAGTTCTTTTCCAGATCAAATAGTTTCTGATGCAGAAAAAGCCACTTATGAATATGGGCTTGCTGTAGGTAGAGCCATAGAGGGTGAATGGTTTAGCAATACTAGAAATGGATCTAATCCTGGTTATGCTGAGGCGAATATGAATAACTATAATTTATTAAGATTATACGCAAGAGGAGAGCAGCCTGTTCAAAAATATAAAGATGAGTTAGCTATTAATGGAGATTTATCTTATTTAAACTTAGACTGGAAACCAGTTCCTGTTGTTTCTAAATTCGTGGATATAGTAGTTAATGGAATATCGCAAAGAAGTTATGATATAAATGCTTACGCACAAGACCCAGCATGCACTAAAATTAGAACTGACTATGCTAATGAATTGCTGATTGATATAAACGCGAGAGATTTTTTACTTGAAGCTGAAAAAATGTTAGGTATAGATAGTTTTTCTAGCAAGGACAGAACTAGATCTCCTCAAACGTTTGAAGAATTAGAAGTTCATTTGCAAATGGATTTTAAGCAATCAGTTGAAGTTGCTGAAGAAGAAGTTATAAATCAAGTTTTAGATAAAAACAAGTTTGAATTAACTAGACAAAGAGTAAATTATGATCTAACAGTTTTAGGTATAGGAGCAGTAAAAACTAACTGGAACAAGTCTCAAGGTGTTACTGTAGAATACGTAGATCCAGCACGCTTAGTTTATTCTTACACTGAAGATCCTAATTTTGAAGATATATATTACGTGGGTGAAGTTAAAGCTGTTACACTAGCAGATTTAAAAATGCAATTTCCTAATCTAACTGACGATCAATTAGAAACTATACAGCAGTATCCTGGTAATCAAGAATATTTAAGAAATTGGAATGGCAAGCAAGATAATTTAACTGTTCAAGTTTTGTATTTTGAATATAAAACTTATTCAGATCAAGTTTTTAAAATAAAACACACTGATCAAGGTTTAGAAAAAGCACTAGAAAAACCTGACACTTTTAACCCAGAAGCTAATGATAATTTTGAAAGAGTTTCAAGAACTATAGAAACACTTTATTCTGGCGCTAAAATATTAGGACACCCGTTGATGTTAGACTGGAGATTAGCTGAACACATGACAAGACCCATAGCTAATACAATGAAAGTAAACATGAATTATCAAATATGTGCTCCTAGAATGTATAAAGGTAGAATACAGTCTTTAGTTGGTAGAATAACTGGTTTTGCAGACATGATTCAACTAACTCATCTTAAAATACAGCAAGTAATGTCTAGAGTTGTACCTGATGGTGTTTATCTAGACATGGATGGTTTAGCAGAAGTTGATTTAGGTAATGGAACTAACTACAACCCAGCAGAAGCTTTAAATATGTATTTTCAAACAGGCTCTGTTGTAGGTAGAAGTTTAACTCAAGATGGTGATCCTAATAGAGGTAAAATACCTATACAAGAACTACAAACTGGATCAGGTGGTGCTAAGATAAATTCTTTAATACAAACTTATCAATATTATTTACAAATGATAAGAGATGTTACAGGACTTAACGAAGCTAGAGATGCTAGTAATCCAGATAAAAGTTCTTTAGTAGGTTTACAAAAGTTAGCTGCTGCAAACTCAAATGTAGCTACAAGGCATATACTTCAAGGCAGCTTATACTTAACATTAAGAATGTGTGAAAACATATCACTTAGAATAGCTGACTCATTACAGTTTCCTTTAACAAAAGATGCTTTACAAAGCAGTATATCAAATTACAATGTAGGCACTTTAGACGAATTAGCAGAGTTAAATATACATGACTTTGGTATATTTATAGAACTTACCCCGGACGATGAAGAAAAAGCTGTATTAGAGCAAAATATTCAAATAGCATTAAAAACTCAATCTATATTTCTTGAAGACGCTATAGATATAAGAGAAGTAAAGAATTTAAAGCTAGCAAACCAACTTCTTAAATTTAGAAGAAAAAAGAAACAAGAAAGAGACGAAAAAATTAAACTTGAAAATATTCAAGCACAAGCTCAAGCAAATGCTCAAACAGCTGAAAAAGCTGCATTAGCAGAAATGCAAAAACAACAAGCTTTAGCAGAAACAACTCTTCAAATTGAAACTGGTAAATCTCAATTAGAAATACAAAAAATGCAATTAGATGCTGAGATTAAAAAGCAAATGATGGAATTGCAGTATACTTTTGACATGCAATTAGCAACTATACAAGTTGATAAAGAAAAAACAAGAGAAGAATTTATTGAAGATAGAAAAGATAGAAGAGCAAGAATACAAGGTACTCAACAGAGCGAAATGATTAGTCAGCGTAAAAACGATACGCCGCCTAAGGATTTTGAACAACAAGAAATAGGCATGGATGATTTTATGCCTCAGTAACAATTATTAACTATTATATTATATTATGTCAGAGACAGTTCAAGATAAGGAAAAAAAACCTTTAAAAATAAAGAAAAAACCAAGCATTAAAACAGCTATTGAATCAACCACTAAGTTAAATTTAAACAAAAAAGAAGATGCCGTTCAAGAGCAAAGCACAAAAAAGGTGGATGTACAAGTTCCTGCCAAAGACAGCGCAGAAGTGGAGTCAAAAGTACTCAACGAGAAACCTGCCGGAGAAAGTGTCAAAGAAGAAATAATATCTCCTATAACTGAAGTTGTAGAAGATAAAGAAATTAAAAAAGTAGAAAAAGAATATAAAGAAGCTGTAAGAGACGAAAAAGTTTTAGGAAAACAATTACCTGAAAATGTTGAAAAGCTTGTTTCTTTTATGGAGGAAACTGGAGGTACTGTAGAAGATTACGTATCTTTAAATAAAGATTATTCAAAATACGATGACAAGTCTTTATTGTCAGAGTACTATAAAAAAACTAAACCACATTTAAATCATGATGAAGTTGAATTCCTTATGGAGGATAACTTTTCTTATGATGAAGAAGTGGATGAAGAGAGAACTGTTAAAAAAAGACAGTTAGCTCTTAAAGAAGAAATTGCAAATGCCAAAAACTTTTTGGAACGCTCTAAAAATAAGTATTACGACGAGATCAAGTTGAGACCGGGTGTTACACAAGAGCAACAAAAAGCTATGGATTTTTTCAATAGACACAACAAAGAACAACAAATAGCTGAGCAAAGAAGAAAAACGTTTAGAGATAATACTAATAAAACACTTAACGACGAATTCAAAGGTTTTGAATTTAATGTTGGGGATAAAAAGTTTAATTACAATATATCTAATCCATCTTCTGTTGCTGAGAATCAGTCTGACTTGAACACGTTCGTTAAGAAGTTCTTAAATAATGAGGGAGAAGTTGTTGATACTGTAGGTTATCACAAAGCTATTTATGCCGCTGACAATGCTGATACAATAGCTAATCATTTCTACGAGCAAGGTAAAGCCGACGCAGTTAAAGATATGATGGCTAAATCTAAAAATATAATTACTGAACCTAGGCCACAAGCCAATGGAGATGTATTTATAGGTGGATTAAAAGTAAAAGCAGTTAATGGTGTTGATAGTTCTAAGTTGAAATTTAAAACAAAAAATAACAACAACAACTAAAAAATATAAATTATGAGTTTATCTGGTGGGGCTTTTCCCGCAAGTTTAGTTCCTTCACAGGCAAGACAAACTTTAAGTACTAATTACTTAAGTTTTGATTCTGCAGCTGGAGGTAACTTCGCACAACAATATCTACCTGAGCTTTACGAAGCAGAAGTAGAAAGATACGGAAACCGAACAATTTCTGGTTTCTTGAGAATGGTAGGCGCTGAAATGCCTATGACATCTGATCAAGTTATTTGGTCTGAACAAAATAGACTACACGTTGCTTATAATAAAGCACAAGTTTCACTTACTGGAGCTGGAGCTAACAGTGATATAACTGTTACTGTAGATCTTACTGACGCTAATTCTGGAACTCCTTATAACGGAACTTCTACATGTGCTATTAGAGTTGGTCAAACAATATTGATGGCTGACAACGCTACAGGCTTAATAGTTCAGAAAGGTTTAGTTCAAGCTGTTGGAACATCACCTTTTAATGTTCTTACAGTTAAGCTTTATGGAACTAATGCTAACTTACTACCTACTACTCCAGGCGGAATAAACTTATATGTTTATGGTGCTGATTTTGGTAAAGGTTCTGTAGGTATGGATGGATCTATAACACCTTCATTCACTCAGTTTTCTAATAATCCTCTTATCATAAAAGATAACTTTCAAATTAGTGGTTCTGATGCTGCTCAAATTGGATGGATTGAGGTTGCTACAGAAGAAGGAGTAAGTGGTTTCTTATGGTATCTAAAAGCTGAGTCTGAAACAAGATTACGTTTTGAAGATTACTTAGAGATGGCAATGGTTGAAGCTCTTCCAATGGAAAATGCTACTTATGCCCCAGGTACTGAGCCTCAATATCAATTTGGTGGTCTTAATACTGCTCCAGGTGGAGGAACAGGAACTGACATTAAAGGATCTGAAGGATTATTTGCTGCTATTGAAGCAAGAGGTAATGTATATTCTGGTTTTGCTGGTGCTGCTGCTCCTGGTTCAGGTGCTTTAGGTGATTTTGATGCTATACTACAACAATTAGACAAGCAAGGTGCTATTGAAGAAAACATGTTATTCTTATCTAGAGCTACTGCTCTTGATTTTGATGATATGATTGCTGCTGTTAACGGTGGATTTGCTTCTACTCAAGCTGCTTCTTATGGTCTATTTGAAAATGATGGTGACATGGCATTAAACTTTGGATTTTCAGGATTCAGAAGAGGTTCTTATGACTTC